CCCGCCATAAAGTCAGCAAACTGAACGTTAGTTCTTCCTTGAGGATTAGAGTATGCACCGCCTCTAGATGATACACCGCCTTTACCTAATGCTCTACCGTAATTTTGTACTTTTGCCATAATTTATTTTATTAAGGGTTTCCTCCTATATATCCCATTGAACCTTCCATACCAGGTAAACCTGTTAAACTTTGTGCAGTGCTACCAACAGCGCTTATCATTTGTTGATTAGCCTGTATTCTAGCATTGTTAGCTTGAGCTTCCATTGCTTCAGCGTTATCTTGCTGTTGAGCTAATCTATCCATTTTATTAACGTCTCTTTGCTCTTGAGCTTCAAACTTGTAAGCTTCACCTTGAGCTTTTAACTGTTGTACTTGATTAGCTCCCTCAGCTCTTGCATCGTTGTTAGCTTTTTCTTGTTTTTGTATATCAGCAGAAATACCACGTTTAGATTCTAAAGCGGCTCTAGCAAGTGCAGTTGCACCACCAGCACCACCACCTGTTTGCATAATAGTGTCAAGAGTGTTAGCTAAAGCAATATCAGCTTCTTCAGCTTGGAACTTAGAAGCTTGGGTAGCAACACCTAGGTTTTCAAATTCATTAGCCATGTTTTCATAAGGGTTAATAACTTCTTGCCTGTTTTTTTCAAGTTCTTCTAAAGCCAATTTAGCGTCATTTGCTTTTTTATTTTGTTTTTCCATTTCTTCTTTAGCTTCGTTTTTAGCGACTTGGGCCCCTACCATTTTGGTAATACCACCTACTGCTGCTCCTACTACTAATGCTGTTGCTACTGCCATATTACAATACTTTTGTTAATTCATAAGAGGGTTTAGTATCTGATACCCACCCTAGTTTTTCATGTGTTTCTATTAGTCCTTTATGTTGCATTACTGCAAATAAATATTTATAATCAAGAGATTTAACCAAGTTCTCAGCACCAGTTATAAGAAGCTCTATGGCTTGTTTTCTGTCACTTTCTCTATACTTTGGATTAGATACTATCCACTCTAATAAAGCTGTCTTAGAATTAGTTAAATAAATAAATCCAGCTACCACTGGTATATCATTTATTTCTACTATTAAACCTCCTTTACCATTTTCTGGTAAAAAGTCTTTTACTGGCGCTTTCCATTTAGGCCAGTTGTCCCACCAAGATACTAATGTATCCCAGTCTTTTTCTGTAAGTTTACGTATATTCAATTTAATTTAATTAGATGATTGTACTTGATTAGATGATGCTGCAAATATTTGTTTTTGTCCACCTGGATCAGTGCTAGTATCTGTCGATAATTTAACTGTTGCTATAAACCCTTTTATCCCACTAACTGGATAACCGCCATAAGCATCAGGCCCAAACACTACCTCTCCTGCTCTAGCAGCACTACTACTTTTCAAGTTAGCAACATATTTACCTTCTTTTAAGTGAAAACCAGCTCTATATATTGGTTCTGTCAATGTTGCTGGATATTCATTACCAGCTGAATCATAAGCACCTTCGTAATAACTATTTACTATTACACTACTGTCGTTATAATTTACATAGGAAGGAATATTGGTATTAGGATTTACGTAGTTGCTAGGAACTTCTTGTAAGCCTTGCAGGTCAGATATAAAACTTTCAGCTTGCCAACCATTACTACCTTCATAGCCAACAGTTAAAAAGTTTTTATTCACATTTGGTTGAGGATTAAATACAAAAGTTATAGAAGATCTAGAAGTAACTCCATAAAAATTATTTCTATTATTACCACCACCTTCAAAATAATGTTGATATATTTCACCTGATTTAGTTGTAAAAAAAGTGTTTTTCAAACTAAACATTTCACCCGGTCTATAAGTGTAAAAAGTTGGCCAACCTAAAACACCTTCATCAAAAGCTAATGTATGATAATCACTTTGAGATTCTTGCTGTATAGACACGGTGTAGTTTCTATCATATATGTCCCAAGCTCCTTGTATTTTATCTTTTTTATAAGTTCTAAAAGTTATTACAGTTCCGTTTGTTATTGGATTATTAGTATTATCATTATAGTGACTAGTTAAATATATGTAATTAGTTTCTTTTGCTGTTACATAAATTGGATACTCTATGCCAGCAACTATTAAAGCAGCTCCTGTTTCTACATCAGCGTTAGGTGTTGTCTGCAATTGTACCCATTTAGGATCTGGAAAACTACCGCTAGGTGTAGAAAATTGCCCATTAGAGGCTTTGATTACGTCTACTTGTTGAGGTAGTTCACTTATATTTTTTAACTGATCTCTAAAAAAGTTAGACATGCCATACTCTGATATTTCAGTCATACCATCATGAGACAGTCTAAGTATAGAACCTCTATCTTTGTCTGCAAAGTATTTTCTAAAACCATATACAGCAAATGACTCTGGGTTTTTACTAATACCAAACTCACCTCTATATGGAGTTATTTGACCGATAACAGTTCCTTGCGGAAGCGTTTGTGTACCACTTTCAGAAGTGTATATTTGATCTTTATCTATTAAAGCTCTATTAACTTTATCTTCTTGAAATATTATTAAGTTAGTATCTTCAGCATATAGTTTTTGTACACTACCTTTGTGAGGATCAGCTGCTCTAGTTATTGCCTCACCTACAGAAAAAACATTAGTGTCGTTTAATCCAGTTCTAGAGTTATATACGCCTGAGTATATTAAAGCGTTAGGCCTATATTCTTGAGCGTTATTATCCTCTTTTAAATAAGCTTTAGCACCATAATCAGTTGATACATCGTTGAAACCACCTTGATACCTAGCTTCTTCTATAAACCAATTTTCTACCTCGTCGTAATCACTGTTTTCAGCATCGCCTGCGCCAGATGGAAATGTAGGAAAACTTTTAGAATTTATAGTTGGATTCCAAGGTAAGCCTGGAAAAGCTGAACCATAGCCTCCTCTATATTGATCAGGTTGTCCCGCTGTTGGACTAGGCAAGCTACCTACATATATAGTTTTCTTTAACCAAAAAGAATTATAATATTTAACATCTAATCTAAAAGCACTCATAATTTTATATTATTTGAAACCATGACGAATACGTTTTTGTTTTTCCTTGACCTACTCCTCCAGCATCTACTACATTTACCTTTAATAAAAACTTACCATTAATTGCGCTACCAGGGTTGCCAGGTTCAGGATCTCCAAGAGTGTAAAGCAAACTATTTAATTCGCTTATACTACTAGTTATTGTCCACCAAATATGAGGAGCGTTTGTTGTTTTTATAAATAATCTTTGAGAGTTGACGCTTCCAGCTATATTAGATATAGAAACCTCTTGTTGATTTATACCACTTAATGTAGAGGCAGATCCGTTAACAACATCTGCATATTGATTTAATCTAACAACCTCACAACCTGGAAAACCTTGACCAGCTGGTGGATTTCCATTTGTATATATATAAAAAGGAGTGCCCCAACTTCCATTATTTCCAGTTGTAGCTCCATTATCACCAACAAATAGCATTACTACTCCAGAGCCTGAATTAGGTGCGCCACCATATCCAGAAATAGGAATATTCGTTAAACTCGGTTCCACATTGCTTAATAGCATTTGATGTGTAAAACTGTTACTAGCGCCGGATGAAGTAGTACCCGTTATACTAAAATTAAAAGTTCTTAAATTAGAGTCTGATCCATAGTAAACTCCAGCGTCTGTAGGATTATATCTTATTCTATATGCGGGCGCTGCTGGACTTTCAACCATTTCAAACATAGACACATTAGCATTATTACCATTTGTAACATTCATAGTTGCAGTTGCACCAATTATTGGAGCTGCAGAGTCATCTATTATATTAAAAGTGTGTGACACCCAAGAACTAGTCCCAGGTGTTATAGCCTCTGACATTACTAAATTAGGTTCGCTTATGCCTACTGGAAGACCAGCAGTTCCTGTTTTTATTGCATTATTTAAAGTATATATCCTATCAGAGGTGCTTGACTCCCAATATATATCTAGTTTAGACGTGACTGGATCTGTTTCAAATACGTTTAAGTTTTTTGAAAATTGAGGGCTTTCTTGAACAGTAGGAGCAAAACCTACTAAAAAATTAGTAGATAATTGCGCAACAAAAGGATTACCACTTGCTTCTAAATATAAAGGATCTATATAATCTGTCCCATCATTAGGGTAAGAAGATACATTTATACTAACTGCGTTATTTTGACCTGTCCACTTTCCTAAATCGTTAAAAGATATTATAGATGTTACAGTGAATTCATTTAGCTCCCTTATTTGAGATGACTCAGTAGAAGATAAAACTGGCTTGTAAGAAGTAGGGCTATTACTTGAATTTACAATATATCTAGTAACAACTCTAGGGTACAATAAAGTTTCACTGCCATATACTTCTTCTGTAGGTCCAACATCGGCAAGTTCTTTTGGTACTTTATTAATATTGTCTCCATATAGTACTATATTACTAACAGTATTAGCTCTTGGATATGTTGGTTTATCTCCAGCTGTACTACCAGAGCCTAATCTACCTTTAAAAGTTATTTTTCCAGAGCAAGCACCAGGAACATAAACATTATAATATTCTTGTTCTTTTTGCTGTACAACTATTTTGTAGCTATAAAATCCTAGTGGATTATTGAATGGATTCCATACTCCAGGGTAACCTGTTGTTGATTTATTTTCTGATATAATACTAGTAAATAATAAATTTAAGTTATTACCTGGCCAGTTTAGTGTACTTGTTAAATTTTCATAAGGGGAGTATATAGAGGCAAAATCTCCTGGTGTAACAGAAGATAAAGAATCTCTTAATATAACGTTTGAAGACCTACCATATCTATCTACTAAAACAACGCCTACTTTATAAGATCTATTTTGTTTTAATGTATGGTTAGGATATTCTTTTCTATCAAAAGAACTAGAGCTACTAGCTGGTTTTTCAGTAACACCTATATCAAAAGACAAGGACTCAGGTGATTCGTGTTTTTCTATAAAATTACCATATACTACTCTATTAGAGGTAACTGCTTGAGCTAAAGCTCTTATAGGTACTTTATCATGCACTCTTGTAGCATCCGCATCTGGTAATACTTTAAAAGGTTTTTCTGATTTATAATCGTATTCAAAATAACCATTAGTTCCAACTTGAGGATAATACCAAATACCTGTGTTTTCATTAACCGGAGCTGTAGCAGTGCTTGAATCTTCTTCGTTGACAATTATTTCATCTACAACTTTTATAGCTAATCCATCTGATTCCTTTAATAGTATCTGTATAGATTCTATTTTAAAATCTTTTTTGAAAAACTGAAGTCTAGATTGAGCAAGATCTGTTCTAAAAGGAAGTTCTAATCTAAACTTAGCAGAAGTAACTTGGTTTTCCATTAATTTATTTACACCACTTTCAGCAGTATCTTTTTCATCTCTTTTTAATTTACCATCACCAGCTGCACTATCTAAAAAATATCCATATTGTTTAGGTACAAAAGCATGCTGTGTAAAAGGCGCCATTAAAGAAAACTCTCCGTCATCAAATTTAAATCTATAACTAAATCTAACAAACTTATTTCTTAAGTAATCTTTGTCTCCAGAGTAAGAAGCGTTGTATACAGGATTTTCTCTCTCAAATTGAAGTACATCATTAGCTACAAATGGCGGCCTATCAGGTGTTCCAGAAACAGCAGTATCACCTTTGTAGGTTATAGCTGCTTCATTAGCTGCTGCAATAGACTGAGCAGGCGTATTATTTGATCCTATAGGGTATTGAAAAGTTATATCAGTAGTTGCTGGACCAAAAGTCACCATTGTAAAATAACCTAGTTCTGGAAAGTTTATGTTTTTAAACCTAACTTTGCCATTTAAAGCTGTAGATAATTGAGGATTACTAGCTGTAAATCTTAGTTTGCCAGCTGCTGGAAAAGTTCCACTAAACATACTAATACTATTAGCTGGTAAATATTCGCTAGTTTCATCCATTAATCCTGATATATAAGCTCCACCTACTTGATATATAAAGTTTATAGGTGATATAGGACACAGTTTAGAAACTGATATATGATCTTCGTTAGTATAGTAAGGATCTGGACTAGTTGCAGAAGCTCCAATGGCTGTTTCTACATTTATTTTCCTTGGTTGATTTCTGTTGTCTGTAAAGAATAACAAATCTTCTATCATGTCTATACCAGTCATTGGATGAGTTTTTGAAAAATTTAAAAACACTCCTTCAACTAGTTTGTCAAATTTAGGTGTATTACCGGTGGATGCCGTAGGACCTTCTATATAAGCAATAACACACACAGCGCTTTGTATTTGTCTACCTGATCCAGTATCAACACCCCCAACTGCCCTAGCATCTAATTGACTTGGAGAGCTATCAGAGTGATTAGTAGCAAATATAAATATTCTATCTTTATCAGTGTCAACATAAGTGCCTATAATCTCTACGCTTGTTCCAAAATTAAAATTAGAATATAAGCTGTTACCTATTATATTTTCAACAACTCCTTCATCTGGCCCTTCACTTTTGTTTACAGATATATTTTGACCATCTCTATATTCTCCATTAGGTAAAAGTCTTTCATCTAAGTCTTTATTCATTTTAGACTTGACAAATACATTCCTTACTTCTGCCATATTAATGCTTTATCCATTTAGATTTACCTCTCATAGTTTGTATCATTTCACTTGGCTTCATATTGCTTAAACGTATTTTAGCATTTCTAAGCTGAGCTGATCTATCTCTTTTAAATCTTTGAACTATATATTCTTGAACACCTGATCTACCTGCTAATATAGAATATGCTATGTGCATATACATTGCTTCTTCTGCCATTTTAGGAACCTTAGTATCTAAGTCAGATGCTAAACCATCAGATATGTATTCTAATATTATAATTCTACCTTTTAAATCACTGGAAAAAGATATTACATTTTTTCTTCTGTCTATGTTAAACCAACCATTGCTTTGAGAAACAACTGGGTCTAGACCATATCTTCTCCCATAAGTTTCTTTTCTCCAGTTCCAATTATAAACATTAGCGTTATAAAAATATTGATCAAATTCACCTGTTATAAGCCTGTCGTTAGCACTTTCCCATCTAGTTCTAGTAGTTGATTGAGCAGCTTCAGTGTTTTCTCCATATTTATCTTGAACAAAACTACCGTCTTTTTGTTGTAATGGCACAGATGTTGGATCTGTAGTTAAGTTGTTAGCTGGATATATAGGATGCAACACGCCCATGTTATCAACAAAAGACATCCTAACGTAATTAACATAATCTTGAGGTATAATAACAGAATTACTTGGTGGTAAATCTAATTCTAAAGTTTTTATACTATTTAAAGTATCATAACTAAACTCTTGTAAACCTCTTTTAGCATGGAATATAACATCAGTTCTTTTAACTAGTGGTATTAATTTACCAATACCAGTATAAGCTACTAAAAAGTTATTTACTATGTCATTTAATTTAACATATTCATAACTTCCATAATTATTCCATAGTGCTCCAGCTTTTAAAACAACTCTTACGAGCGTCGTGGCTGAGTTAGCAACTGCTACACTAAGTGTTATAGTTTGTTGATTATAAGGAGGTTTAACAGTGTTGTCATTAACTACTGCTATAGTACCAGCTATATAATCATTAAAAGTAACACCGCCATCTGTACTTACTTGAACGCCGAAATTAGCAGGTTCTGTTGCTGTAGCTATAGTTAGTTTTGGTTCAAATGTACAAGTAAAAACAGTTTGAGGAGCTGCTGTAACCGCAAACATTTTTTCTCCTGCATAATACTCTTCGTTAGTTTGATTAATTAAGCTCATTTATTATTGTTTTTGATTTGCTCTATCTGCTTGTAATTGACCTGATGCAGCTTGAACTATTTGAGGATCTCTTATAACTATACCAGCATACATTAATATAGCTAATACAACTTCTGTAAATTCAGAGTTGTGTAATTCAAAATCTACAGTTGGAGGCGTGTTAGTATTGTAAATAAACTGACCTAAGTTACCTACTGTGTAAGCCCAGTTAATATCATCTGGAACTTTGATATATTGAACTGCTACATTGGCTGCACCAGCATTTGCTTTAGTATTTATAATATTTGGATATGCTTGCAATTTATTGTTTTCAAATAAGTATATAGGAAATTGCTCGCTTGGAGTTACTAATGGAGATAATCTTAAGTTGTAAAATTCTCCTCTATCTACTCTTTGCATTTCGACTGGCAATCTGTTGTTAGCTTCATAAGTAACAGATCCAACTATGTGAGTGAGAGTTGGTAAGGTAAAGTTATTATCGGCAGGAACATAAGTAGCATTACCATCTCTTTTAAATATGTTCATCTTTTCATTTAGGTTCATTAACCTGTTAGCGTAATCCACATCAGTCTGTGGCATTCTAGTATATTGATTTAAATCTTCAAAATACTTTTCAAAGATTTCTCTTTGGACTTGCGTACCTATTCTATTAAACTCTTCAGGCGTCATATAACCTCTTTGTTCTTTATTTAGTATAAGTAATACAGTTTTATATACTTTATTTACGCTTATTGCCATTTTAATCTTTTTAAAAAAAAAGGGTGGCGTAAACCACCCTAAGTTATAATCACTTGTTTATTTTAGTTTTTTCATTATTGAGTTGTAAACCTCAACACCTTCATCTGTTTTAAACCAAGCAGCCATTGCTGAATAAGGGTTTTCGTCAAAAGGAACTTTCATTAATTTTTTATTATTACTAGCCCATGAAAAACTTCTTTGATCACTAGACAGCTGAACTATACCTGATTCTACTGATATAATAGCAACATTTCTAAGTTCAACATTTTCATCTTCTGCTAAATCTAAAAACAAGTTAGGGTTTCTTTTAGCAAATAATAATAAATCTCTTTTTAGCTCTTTAGAAGTTAAGTTATTAACTTCAGATCCTATTTCTGTTCTTAATATAGCTTCTGCTTTATCAATATCCATGTCATAAGCCATATTCATTGCAGCTATTTCTAGTTCTAAACTATCATATTGATCTTCAGCTTCAACAACTGGATCAAACTCTGCAAATAGTAATCCTTTATGAGGATGTTTTTCTAAGAACTCTTGTAAATTTCTTTTTTCTTTAGGAACTATTAAATGCCCATTACTAAAAACAATATGTTTTAAAGTTGATTGACCTTTCTGCTCATCAACAAAAATTGATTTTTGATTAGTAGCATATCTTAATTCTCTTTCATAACCTTTTTCTGGATCAAACCAAACCAAAGGGTATCTAGCAGAATGCTTGCTAGGTATAGTATGAGTTAGAGGACTTTTGTTTCCTATTAGATAATAATTTCTATCTTTATATTCCCAAGTATCTTTTTTTACTTCAGGAGTTTTTACAGCTTTAGCTGTAGTTTTCTTTTCTTTTGTTTCCATAATATAATATAATATAATAATTAAAAAAGACCCCGCCGAAGCGGGATCTTATTTTTTGCTTAATTAAGCAAAGCCATTGTATACTGTGGCAGTAGTTGTAGCAGTGTCAGCCATGTCCATTACGACATTTCCCCCTCCATCAACTAGCCTTAAAGCTTCTAATACTTTAGCTTTTATTTTTGTTCCGTTACCAGTAGAAGTAATAACACAATCAATTTGTGCTCCACTGTCTCCTAATACCGTATAGCCAATAGCACATGTGTTAGCAGTTGCTGTTACGTTTAGAACAGAATCTGCTCCAAACACTTGGTCTCCGTTGCCTGCTAAAGCTGTTTCAGCTGCAGCATCATGAAATTTTACAAAACTCATTTTCTTAAATTTTTAAATGTTAATAATTAATTAAGCTCCTTTGAATAACACGAAGTTATTAGCAGCTTGAGTTACTAAACATCTTTCAGATAAGAAATTAACTTTCATAGCATCAAGATCAGAAGTATAAGCACCACCAACAGAACCAGTGATCCAAGACTTATAACGTCTGTCTTCAGTTTCAGAAGCTCTATATCTTACATGTAAGAAAGGACGTCTGATATTTACACCCATCATTTGGTCATAAACAGTAGTAGTACCAGCAGGAACCATAACACCATCAATAGCATTATCTAATCCTCTAGTAGTAGCATCGTTTAAGTATTTCCAGTCAGTTTTGTAGAAGTCATAAGAACCTCTTCTAAAACCTGAAAATCCAAAGTTTAATGCCATATCTTCTTCATTGTCAAAAAGACCATAAGAAGCAGACTGAGTAGAAGCATAACCTCCACCGGCCATAGCACCGATCATATCATCAAAATCTAAAGCAGTAGCTCTTGATAAGAAAAGCATGTTTTCTTCAATAGCACCTTGCTTGTCTAATTGCTTAAGGATAGCATCAAAATCTCCTAATGCACCAGCTCCAGGAGCAGCAGCACCAGCAAATCCAGAATACACATTACCTCTTGCTTCGATAGCGGCAAATAAACCTTCAGATCCTTTAACTACAGTAGCACCAGAGTTTCCGTAAGCAAAAGCTTCAGTAGCTCTACCACCAGTAGTATCATATTTAACTGCTTCAACCATAGACATCTCTAGGTAATCATCAAATCTTAATCTTGTTTCAGACTCAGACTTTAAATACCATAAGTATCCAGATGTTCCATCTTCAGTAGCAACTTCAACCCAACCAATTTGAGCAGTATCAGATCCATTAATCTCAAAGTTGTCTTTAAGAATAATTGGTGAATTTGAAAACTGAGAAAATTGTGGCTGAATAGTTCCAGTCATTCCAGTAGAACCTTTAGCAAATTCAGAACCATATACAAACAATGAAGCAATGTTAGCTCCTTTTAATGTAGCAGGTAAATTAGCATAAGTAGTCTCATACAAAGAACAAGTTAATTCATCTTGTAATGTACCAGCTGAACTAGTAACACTTTGTACTAAAGCTTTAGCAGTTACTAATCCTGTAGCTCTATCAGAAAGTAAAATAGATTGTCCAGGTCTAACAGCACCATTTGGAGCATCAGCACCAGGAGCAGCAGCAGCTAAATCTAAAGTAATTTTTATTTGATTAGCTTGTCCACCAACAGCAGCTGTAGAAGAATTCTTATACGCTACATGTAATCTGTTTTGCTCAGACCATACTACTTGATCAGATGTCATAGGCATTTCAGCGCCTACCATTCTCAAGAAACCACCTAAAGTTCGGTTTCCGTATCTTTCTACTTCTGCTTCGTAAAGCTCAGGTAGATATTGTTGCGCAAAATCATTAGCACCACCTGTAAAATCTAGGTAGTTATCGTTAAGTGCTAATCTTTTTTGAGCAGGCTTAATTTGTGCAGGAAAACTCCCACTTGTATTAAAACTCATTTTTATTATTTATTAGTTATTTTTTTTGTTGTTTTTATTTTTAACCTAGAGCTATCAACACCAGAAATAGCTTTTACTTTAAACCCTCCAACATATACATCGCCTTCAGACGCTGGCGTCCTAGCCTCTACATTTATGTTTTTAGATTTTGCAACTACATCTTTAACAGCATCGGCTTTGCCTTGCTCATAAAAATGTTTTGCTATAGTATCTGCATTTTCTGCTGCGTAAATAGCTTTATGATAACCAACATGATCCTTTACACTTCCATCTTCGTTTAAGAACTTCTTAACAAAATGAGATAAGTTTGATTGGCTCTTAGCAACTTCCTGAGGGTTTGAAACTCCATATCTAAATCTTTTTTCTCCAACATTAAATTCAAAACCTTTGAATTCATTAGAGAACATTTGATTAGTTCGCTTTTCAAAATCAGCATGTTGCTGGGTTGCTATATCTTGCTCTTTGTTATATCTATTGAAAAAGTCCATTGCTTTCTGTTGCTCTTGAGTAACGCCCGGTCTCAACTTGATCTCGTCGTAATATTTACTCTTTGTTTGCTCTAGAAAGTTACGTGCTTTGGCAATTTCTTCTTTGTAAGCTAGCTTTTTCTTTTTAATTGCTCGCTCTTCATCCACATCTTCATCCCAAGAATAATTGTCTTCTAATATAAAGTCAACTTCTTCTCTGTCTAAATGTGGTTTAGTCTGTTTGTAATATTCTCTAAGTAGAACATCTTCATTAATATTAGTGTAGTCTGCGTTTAGTCTAACGTAGTCATTAATATCACCACCTGTTTCTTCCATAAACGAAACTAGTTTTTCGATGTTTTCTGGTAAAGGTTTTCCTGTTACCTTTTCATCTCTTATAGCTTCTTTTAGTTCTTGTTCTACAACTTTAGTTTCTTCCTTAACTTCTTCTTCAGTTATTTCAGATACTGGACTTAAACTTTCTTCGGTAGGTTTTTGTTCTTCGTGTGTTTCTCCCACTTCTTGCAGTCCCAGCTTTTGTTCTTCTTTCGTCTCATCAGGCTGTAGCACAACTTTTTTTGTTTCTGGCTCTTGAACGGCATCTTCTTGTTTTTTACTTAAATCTAATTTTACTGTTTCAGCAACCTTGTTTAATTTCTTTGGTCTACCTACTTTTTTCTTTACTTTTAAACCTTCTTTACCTTCGTCGGTAGGAGGGCCCTTTTCTACTTGTTTTGACATAATATAATATAATAGTTAATAAAAAATTATTGTGGAGCAAATTGCTCTAATCCAAATCCACCAAGGTTGTCATTGCCTGCGGATTCAAAGTTTGTTGGTAATAAATCATTTTTCTTTTGATCTATCATTTGACTCTGTTGAGTTCCTATAAGTTTAGCTCGTTTATCTTTACGATCTTCTATAAAAGTTTCTTTGTTTCTTTCAGCTTCGCCTTTAGCTTGAGTTAACTGTATATTAAAATCAAATTCAATTTGCATTAATTGTCTTTTAATTTCAGCTTCTCTTTCCATACGTTGTATCTCAAATTGAGATTTACCTTGTTCAATTGATAAAGTAGTCTGAGCTAAAGCTTCATTTTTCTGAACTTCTGCCATAGCTGTTCTTTCTGCTGTCTCTGCTTGAGCAGCTCCTTGGGCAGCTATATTAGCTTGTTGAGCTTCTTGATCTTGTTTTTGCTTTTGTTTTCTTCTTTGTTTTAGTAATTGATTAGCAAGTTTTAAATTATTAACTTGTCTAATATCAATTGCATCTTCTAAGAATATTTGACCGCCTTGAAGAGCTACTTGAATATTTTGCTCTAATTGAGCTTTTTCTTCTTCGTCAGGTACTAGCTCTAAAAATATCCCAAAGTCATAGAGATGTAGATTAAATATATCCTCAAGCGTTCCTACATTGTAAGAACTTATACTAGACTTTAAAGCATCTCTAGTTAAATCAAATTCTAAACAATCCCCAACTCTAAGTGCAATATTTTCACATGTTCTTAGCGTTAAATATAAACTAGCTTGTACTATATGTCTTGTAGCTGTATTAGAATTAGCAATAGCTAATTTCTGTAATCCAACTAAAGAGTCACTAGCTGGCGTGCTTCCATCTCTAGCTTCATTAAGTCCGGTTACATCTCTTATCATTTGTAAATAATACTGATAAGTCTGTATTAAACCTTGTATTTTACTCATACCACTAGAAGTAGATAATTCTTGTATAGGTACTTTACCAGGGTTTTGACCACCATCTTGAGTCATTGATCTACCAATAATACTACCAGTTTGAAAATACATATTTAATGCTTCTTGTGGATTATAACTTGTTCCACTACCTAAATCTATTTCTGCTAAACCATCAGCATCTAAATAAACACCATCAGGTACTATTCTAGACATTACCTGTTGTAGTTTTAAATGTGTTAGTTGTATCATATCAGCAAAACCTGTTATTCTACTAACTAAAGATTCAATTCTTCCTTTGTACATTCTAGGAGCACATATGTTGTAATTCATATTAACTTTGACTAAATTAGACTCAGGTCTAGTCATGTTCTTAGCTAACTCCCATTTTAATAAATTTTCATGTCCTAGTATTTTAGCGCCAGAATATAATACTTCAATTGATCTAGAAACTCTATCAAAATTGTCATTAGGTGCTGGGTTGAAAGTATCTGGCTTTTCTAAAGCTTTTTCTAAACCAGTGGCTGTTTCTTTTATTTTAAATACTTGTTCACTGTAAGTTTTGTATTCAAAATATAAAACATAAACACTGTTGTTATCATCTCTACCTTGCCAGTCAAACATATAATTGCTATTTCCTGGATACTTTTGTATTTTTTCTAATTCATCTGGTGTTAAATTAGGAAACTCTTGTTTAAGATCTGACAAGCTAATTCTTTTGACTTCACCAACGTACCATATATCTTCAAAGTTAGGATCTTCAGTATATGAATAAACTAATCTAGCTGGATCAACGTAGTCAACAGTAATTCCCTCAGCTTTATTAAAATTTGTTTTAGTGCAGCCTATACCTAAAACAACTAAATCTTGGTTGATTCTTCTTCTAGTTAACTCGTACCTGTTTCTATCTAAAGTGTCGTTTATTAATTCTTCTTCAGCTATTTCAACAGATTGCTTGTAATCAAGCTGCATATGTAATTCTAACTCTTCTTGGTTCTGAGGCAGATCTTCTGGATTTTCTGTAGAATACATGTTCAAACCTAAAGTTTGCTGTATATTATCTAAATACTCTTTTGTTTCTATATCTCTTAATATTCTATTGGCATACTCTGTTCTAGACTTGAGAGATTCAGGATCTTGAGCATAAGCTTTTATTTCATAAAGCTTTTCAGACATACCATTTACTACTATATCTACAAACTTAGGTATAACAGGTACAGGTTTCCAGTCTAAATTTAAATAACTTAAATCACCATTAATAGCTAGTTCATCTTTATATTTTTGAACAGCTTGTTCGCCTCTAGCATAAAGCCTTAAGTTTCTAAAATTATTAAAGTTAGTAGAGTATCTATTACCTAAACCAGTTCTAGTTCCACTAAACCACTCACCCTCTATAGCTTTGCCAACTTGCATGCCATAGTCATAGCTTGATTTTACTTCATCAGGAACAACTTGATCTGGAAAAATACTATTACTATCAGTTACAACCATTTATTTTATTATTTGTGAAAAACTTCCTTCGTTATTATATCTTTTAATACCTAAATTAACATTTTTTATACTTCTATCAGCTACTGGTTTGTATAAGTTTTTATTACAAGCCATTATAGCTAAGCCAGAGCTTATTGAAGCATCGTGCTTTGTTCTATTGTTTATGTTGAACTTAGCCCAGTCTTCTAGGGTTTTTTGGAAATACATATCTCCATATTCGTTTTCTTTTAATCCTACATAAGTTTCTATATAAGATTCTATTGCAGCAGCATGTGCTTGTTTAATATCTTCGCTTGAATTAGGTATTCCACCTATTTCTTTTTCCGTAGTTGATAACTTATTCCAAATTTTATCAGGACGATTCATTGAAAAGCCTCTATAACCTCTTCTTTTTAAGTAATATAAAAATCTAGGTTTGTTGTTTTCAGCAAGTATAGGCATACCATAAAATACCATTGCCATAAGTACATCTTCAAAAAATATCTCAGCTGTTTGAGGCCTTGATATATATTCTAAAAAAAAGTGATTTGGCGGTACATCTTCCATTGAAAACTTTGTAAGTCCATGTAAAGATCCGTTAGATCCTTTACCGTCAACAGTTCCTGATATATCATAACTATCTAGTCCAAATGCTCCAATATGTTCATTGCCAGGACCTTTAACCCCATTCTTTAGTATCACTCGGTTTTGTAAGTTTTTAGATGGTACCCACGATATTAAAAACCTACCGTTATTATTAGGTACAAATATTACAGAAGTATCTTTAACGCCGTTAGCCCACTGAAAACTTCCTTTAGTAATACTATTAATATTGTTTATTTCTTCGTTATAATCTATTTGCTCGTATATCTTAGTTAAGTTAAATAAACTATCTTTAGTTTCATCTCTAAAAGCATGTTGCTCTGTTCTTGGGAACTGTCTATAATATTCATTTAAACTATCGCTGTCTGACTTGAGTCCTTCGACTTCGTTTTGCCAGTGTTCGATAACTCCTGTTGTAATTTCATAACCATCTGCTCCTTTGACTTTACTTTCTGGTCTAATGAAGACAGGTAATCCATAAGTATCGATGAATCCTTCGTAGTTCCACTCCATAGGAATGAACAAGCTATAGAGTCCAGAAGATGTTTGTCCGTTACGATTTCTTTTTGTAACGTCTGAATTGTAATAAAGTTTTCTAAAGTTTTCTCCACCTTTGTCTAAAGCATTTGAAGTTGAGCCCATCATACATTTACCTACGATTCTTGATCCTAGACGTAATGTAGTTTTTGTAACCCTCCAGTTATTTAATATATTATCAGGTCTCTCCCATTTACCACTCTCATCATGAGCTAGTAATTTTAATTTTTCACCATCATAAGAGTTATCACCTGTATTTTTCCAGTCAATAGTTGTATCAAGTCCGTCTAGTTCTCTAAGCTTTTCGTTAGATTCTATTTTTCTTCTAGTAAGTTTTGATGCGGGAACCCTATAAGCCAACTCAGTTTTAGGTCTGTCCATACCGTCTTGGATTGGTTTAAAGAAAAAAGGGTAATTAACGGATATTGGGACAACTTTATCCGTAAACATTTTTTTGGCGTCTGCTCCAGACTTTGACAATATACCGAATCTTGAGTCGGAAGATATTGTAGCCTGGTTGACAAGCTCTGCAGATGACATAAAAGAGAATCCAGATCGTCTGTTTTTGAGGTAAGACATACCGTAACATCTTGAATCTGCTTTACATGCTTCCCAGAATATAAAGAAGAGTCTATTTGATTCTCTAAAATCAGGTGCTCCAACGTCGATCTTTGACCACTGCAAGTACATGTAATGAGTACCAGTAATATATACAGGACTGCCACAATTGTAGAAATGAAAACCTTCTTCTCTACGTTTAAATTCTTCATCGATATAGTCATACCATTTTTCTTTAAAGTCTGATGGATATTCTTCCCAATCAAACCTTGATTTAATTCTATTTAATTCTTTTGGGTATTCTTGTTTTTCCCAATATTGTTCAGCTTTCTTTTCGCTTCGTTTATACGGTTCATCTGTTGCTGGTAAAGCAATCCTGAGATTTTGTATTTCAATGATCTGTCCAATTTTTCCAGTTTTACTTATTACTATAAAATCATAATCAGGGTTATAACCATACT